ACATTATCATATAAGTCATATCTTGATCATCCTACTTACCAATTTGGTTTTGACATTTATAGAAAATTTGTTTCGCATTATTTGTCTAATGCTAACCCTTTTTCTAAAAGCCTTGTCTTTGTCAATACAAAGAAAGAAGTTATGCTTTTCTTGGATACTTTGAAAGGTCCTTCTGGTGGCATTGTGGGATTTTGGAGTGGACATACTGATTTGCCAGAAAGGTGGAGTGTTATTGTTACAACTTCTGTTTCTGACATAGGTGTGACTTTGCCATCTGTTGATCATGTTTTTACTACAAACTCTGAACTTGTTGTTCGGGGTTATGATATGGTGAAACCTGTCATTTATGGTGCTAATTCTGCCCTCCTTAAACAAAGGAAAGGTAGAACTGGCAGAACAAATAATGGTAGGTTCATTCTTTTTGAGTTAAAGGGGTTGCCTGAAAAAGACCCTTTTCACCCTATTGAAAATATTTTAAACTTAATCTCATCTGGTGTTAATTTTGATTTAATCATGAAAATAGCGCCAGAATGGTTACAGCTAGCTTTTCCAAATTCAGATCTGTCTAAATTGGGAAATACTTTTAATAATGTGGAGAAGCAAATTATTGCACCAGCTTTAAGGTGGCAAGAGGGTGAATCTTCCATTGTTGAAAGTTTAAGGTTAAAACTAGAAGGCAGATTGTCCAAATTCACTGGTTATATTGATCCCATCAATTTGCAACCAGTTAGAAATGGAGTACGGCCTCAAAGGGGCTGGTCTGTAAGTGCAGAAATTTTGGATTTCTTACTTAATCTTAAGAAATTTACTCCTAAAAACATTGAGCTTGGACCTATGGAATCTGCTAAAACAGAAGTTGCACATGTGTCCTATGTTGCTAAACCAAATCCATCAAAGATTTGGGATAATAGAGTTAAAAGAGATATTCAAGCCAATTTATTAAAAATGAATAAAAATCAACTTTTAGTTAAAAAGGAAAATGATAAAGCTGAATCAGAGAAGATTCAATTTACAATTGATAAATTGAAAACTGATTTGAAATCAGCTGAGGATAATCATGCTCTTATTGAACAGAAGATGTTTAATAATTTCATGGCTGAAGAAAGGATTGAAAATAGAGTTGATGCCTTTATTTACCCTGATTGGGATCAAGCCTTTATTTTGCAAAATTTAACTAATAAATGGGATTCTTACCTAGAAATTATGGCAAGAGACCCATTACTTTCCTCATATGCCCGGGATGCTAGAGATAAGAGGCGTATCCATAAGGACCTTTTGTCTAATTACATTCCCTGGTTAAAGGATCAAGACCTTTGGGTTGAATAAAATTTGGATGTCTTAGACATTCATGTTTGAATTTGCACTGATGAGTCTTGGGACGAAACACATTCATTTGTGTCTGCACTATTTTAGTGTTTTAGCAAGTATTCAATGTTCGACTTCTTTGCTCCAATTGACCATCAAGACCAAATTGCATTGTCCAATATTAGCCTAGTAAATCAAGCTGATATTTTTGGACTGCAAAATCATATTTTCCTTTATGAACGTTCATTGCGAATTGTTCCATCCTATTATGATTTTGTTGACCCTTTAGCGTTAAGGGTTTTTGGCTTATTTATTTTAATTTGTAAGGTCTCTCATGTTGTTGCCCCAAAACTTGACTTTGAGCCTTTACTCATTGAAAATGATTCAGATTGGCGTCTAGAAATGCATAAAATGCTTGCCAATGAAATCACTTGGCAAGCTATGCACTTTTATGACCGCTTTAAGACTTTTAAAAAGTTAAAACCATTTTCTTATTGCGGTGATGCTAGAGTTAATGTTTTGGCAAAAACTCTAAATTATCCATGTGGCAACTTTTCAAATATTTCTCTCTTGCGTTTTAGTTACATCCTTTTGGATGTTTCTTTGGAGCACAAAGGGGATTTAATTGAGTGTGTGTTAGGCCATGATGAGTATCTTTTTAAAATCTTTGCTAATCTATTATCTAAAAGTTCCTTGCCACTTGTTTGGTTGCATAGTCGACCACCGATTGGGCTTTGTGGAAAGTGTGGCATCTCTTTAAGTTTCCAGTAAGGCTGTGCTTCTGGTTGCCACACTTTTTAAAATATTAAAGTGGTTGGTACTACTGGGACTGATGAGCCTAGTCGAAACACCGTCATATGTGTATCCCAGTGGGTATATTTAACAAATATTCTACTGGTGAACCAATGCCTTTGCTCTCCTATGAAGAAGCACTTGAAAAGTTGAATAATGAGCTTAACTCTTCAGAGAAATTGGACACAGTAATCCGTTTCCTCTCTTCTATGGAGTTTATTTTTAATGGTGTCACTTGTGTTTTTGGTATATCTGCATCTGCTTTTGTAAATGAGATCACCACAATAGACGCTTTTGTTGTGACGCCTGTTAACAAGTTTGATGTTAACTCAACTGCTCAAATTGTTTCTTTGAAAGCTGATCTCTTACGGTATCGGTCTGAATCAACTTCTTGGCAGTCTAGATATGATAAGCTTATGTCCTCACAAAAAGTTTCTCCTGAGCAAATTAAAATTCGAGAGTTTTTCAAGGATTTTTCTGAAACTCTTGATGAAAGCAACTCTGATGAATTGTCTTTCATTTCTTCTGCTCAGAATATTTTTGATAAGAATGATGACTTGGCCCAGCTATTTTGGGCATCTGTTTTTGAGATAGATACTTCTAAGGCATCTTTCACAATCATTGCTTCAAAAGTAGTGGAAATTATTAATCTTAAAGAGCCTCTTAGAGGTAAGGCTCGTGATATTTTATCACAAATTTTGAATAAGGTTCGAGACAAAACAAGCACTATTAAGCAAAAAGTGCCTGCTTGGTCTGGAAGTATTAAAGCCAAGATGATCCGACCTTTTGAGGTTCCTAAATTTTCTTGGATTAAAAGAGAGACTTTGCCTACGTCTCGTGTTGGGCAACTTTTCTCATTTTTGAGGTATAAAAGCCTCAAACTTAAAGAATTTTATGCCTCTCGGTCTAAGACCCGTTGGCAGCATTTTATTAGTAAATTTAAAATTGTTAGCTCTCTCTGTTATTCCAGCTTCAAATTGACTTTCTCCCTTTGGAGCAA